CGCTGTTAAACACAATAGTTTCTGGCAACTGTCTGTCAAGGTTATCAATCGTTTGGATGATCTGACGAGAAGTCGCATAAGCCAGATAGTTATGCGGCATCACAGTAAACACCCAAGGCACAGAAGTCAGGTACTGAGCCACACGCATTTGACCAGAACGACTGACCTGTTGGCCTACCGTCCTTCGGTTGTTAACAGTCATTGACTGCTGAACCTCAAAGATGGTTTGGAATGACATCAAGTTCTCCCGAAATTAGTAGACAGGTTTTTGTTGGCGTATTGGTTAGCCGCCCAAATAGTGTTTGAACTGCCTAACAGACGATCTTCAAACGACTTAACGTCAATGGCGTTGATGTAGTTGTTTGTCACGTTGGTTTGACCGCCCATGTTTCCCATCTGATTGTTGGGGATGATTGTTCCAGAACCTGATGGCATAAACAATTCAGGGCCACGTTCTCCAACAAGGTATGGAGTGTTGTTTGTTACAGAACCACCAGCGGCCCTTGTAAATCCTTTCTCTTGCGCCGCAAGCATACGTGTTTGCTCTGAACCGGGAATTGTTCCATACGTTCCAGCAGCACTAATGTTTGCAAACGCACCACCTAAAAAGCGCAAAACCATAGCCTTCATCTGAATGGCAATCAGGTCTTGAATGATGCTACGAGCCAAGTCCTTCATGCTCAATTTGCCTGTCTTGACAAAGTTATCAATAGCAGAAGACAAGTTGCCAAACACGCTGTCAAACACTTGCTGTGTGCGTTTTGCTGACTCTTGGATCACAACAAACATCTTTGCCAATTCTTCTTGACGCTCAATATCTTTAAGTGTCTCAGGGTCTTGACCCTCAACATCTCTGCGCTTACGAGCGTACTCAAGAGAAATCTGAGCCAACTTTTGTTCACGCTCTGTGGCGTAAATCATTTGGTACTTTAACTCAAGAGACTGACGCTGAAAATCCATGTCAATGGTTCTGTCTTGCTCTGCTTTACGCATAGCCCTTATACGAGCATCTTCGGCGTTTCTTACCAAAGTGTCTGCCTGTGTTCTGGCTTCTTCTTCGTTAAATTGAGCAATAGAATACTTGGCTTTGACTTTTTTGATCTTTTCGGCAAGTTCAGTTTCGGCAGCAAGAACTTTGCTTTTGTAAATCTCAAGGTTTTGTGCTGTAGCTCGACCGTCTTCTTGTTGATTCTTCTGACGCATTTCCTGATAAGCATCAACAATCTTTTTTGCCGACTCAAGCTCTAACTTTTGGATTTCACCTGCGCCAACTTCAGCCAACTTAAAAGCAGTTTCAATTCTTGCTTTTTCTAAATCGGCTTGTTTGCTAATAAGCATTGGACCGTACTTAGCCAAATCGGTAATTTTTTGCTGTTCGGCTACTTTCTTGTCTGAAGCAATTTGTGCAGCAGCAACGTCATTTTGCATCTTTGTTGCAAGAGCAAAATAGTCAGCCATCTTTTGCTCTAACAACTTTTTGTTAGCCGACCTGTTGGCAATGCTTCCAGTGTCAGTGCCGCCAATGTCAGAAGAAATGCGCTCAATATCCTTGGCTAACTTCATCAAATCATCTTGATCTGACTTTCTGCCAATACTAAGAATTGCGTCTTTGACATAAGTGACTGCTTCGCCAACAGCCTTCCACGCCTTCTCAAGCGTACCAAGCTCTCGCACTTGACCATCAATGCTGTCACTGAAAGCCTTAACGCCTAACTTGATTGCCTCTTGTGCTTTGCCAGCTTTCTCAAATGCAACAATTTGTTTGTACTGCTCCAAAGTCAAAAAGTTGTATTGAGAATTTAATGAGCGAACAGATGCCGCAGTACCATCAAATGCTCCCATCAACTTCTGTGCGGCTTCTTTTGCGTCAACACCAGACAGCTTAGAGAACTGCAAGATGACCTTGCTCATGTCATCAATAACTGCCGATGTAAATTTGCCAGAACTAACAAGGGCAAGAATTACATCATTTGCTTTGGAGTAACCAACATTTAAATCAGTGCCAAGTTTTTCAGACAAGGCAACAACTTGCGCTTGCGTTACACCAGCAAAGCGACCCGTCAAAATCATGTTGTCGCGGAAAGCTGCTGACTCTCTATCCGCATTGATAAACGAATAAGCAAGCGCACCAACAGATGCGGCAGCAGCAGTCATGCCAACTGTGAATGGCGTAATCAAAGACCCAATGGCGCGGAACATATTGCCTACGCCACCCATCACATCTTTTAATTGACCACCCTGTTGCAACGCTGCAATCAATGGGCTTTGACCAGAAGCAATCTGGGTAAAGAAGTCAGTTGTTTGGTAGGTCAGTTGAATCTTTTGCTGCTCGTTCATCTTGAACTGAGCGTTAGTAGCATTCTTTACAGCAAGTGCTTTTGCGTCATAGGCTGCTGCCTCTCTACGCAAAATTTCAATGAGACTGCCTTCAGCACGTTGATAGCGTCCAGCTTTAATCTCTCGCTCAACCTGTTCAACACGGGTTAATGTTTTGCCGTAATCTTCGGTTGCGTGACGTAAGGCAACAATGTCTTTTGCTGCATTGTTAGAATCACGCTCTACTTGCTTAGTAAAGCCATGAAAAGTTTCTTTCGCCTTAGAAATTTTGACTTCAAGTTCTGCCGTATCAACGCCCAGAACAATACCAAGTCGAGCAATATTACTTGAAGCCATTACTTTCTCCTTCTCTCTATTTTATTCGCATATTCCATCAAGGTCTGAGTAAAATTTGTCTTGAAGTCGCCAACAATTGACTCTGCGTTTTGCTCAATTGCCCTACGCAAAAATGGTTGTGCTGGAATTTTGCTAGTGCCAAACTCTTGCGCCAAAGACACTGCGCTTCGCTTTACAGACACAACAGCAATGGCTGCATCCGTTTGATTCACATAGATTGATTGCTTGTCCCTTGTAGTTGGAATTCTTGCGTCCAACCGAACAGTATCTCTGAGGTGAATCGGGCTTTTCTTTGTTCTTGGGGATGGATCGTATGGAGCAGTTGCCTTGACTTGATCGGCAACAGGAGCCATTGCGGCTTTTGCGGCTTTTACAACTGTTGCTCTTGCAGCAGTGTCAGCACGGTTGAATTCCATTAGTTCAGAAAGTTTCGCTTCAAGGTCTTCCATGCCTTCAACGCGAAACATCCTGTTTTTGCCTTCAGGAGTCCAAGTAGCCATGCTATTCTTTCAGATAAGCCTCCGACCCCGGTCTAGTAGCCAAGAATGCCATCAACTGCTTGCTGGCTTGCTCTTGCTGTTGTTCCTTTGTCAGCGGCGGGACAATGTATTCGTGCGTTGATGGAAGAACATCTTTCATCGTAAACGGTCTTGTCGTCTTCTGTATTTTCGAGTTTAGGTTGCCTGTAGTCAAGGAACTCAAAGCCAGCAAAACAGCTTTGTTTCCCAACATACCGTCAGACAACATAATCTCAATATTCCGCATATCGTCTACAGGAACATCGTCAGGACACCCGCCATGAGCGTAAATATACGCTCTGGCTTGTAGGCGAATGTCCCAGATTAGTTTTTTCGGGAATCCTTGTATCCGGGTTGAATTGCCTCTGCAATCTTGGCAAGGATTTCCAACTGAACGGTAGTAGGCCACTCAGCCTCAATGTCTTCATAAGTAATGCCATCAAGCGTTCCGTTTACAGGAACCAATAGCTTGATGTACTCAACCATTCTGGCTTCCATCTGCAAAATGGTTTTAACCAGTTCTTTAGTCGAGCGACCTTCGACAATCACATCATCATCCGTCACTTCAACACCATCAAAAGTGCCAGTGCGGAAAGATGCTGTCATCTTGTCAAAGCGTTTTTGGTATTCGGCTTGGTCGTACTTCTCAATACGATCTTGCATAGCATCAAGCTCTTTTGTCAGTGGGACACGAACATTGAAGTTGTATCCAGCAAGCTCAAAAGACTTGGTACGCAGATTGGAGATTTCGCCAAAGGCAGATGTGAGTTTTGTCATGGTCGTGTTTTGATAATCTTGTGGTAAATCGACTCGTTCAGATTGAAAGCGTATTCAACGACTTCATCTGGACTCATCTTATCAGCATGATACTTTGCAATTTCATGTGCAAGAGCAATTGCTGTAATCCTCTGTTGTGGAAATCCGAACCAATTTTTGGTTGATTCGGATTGTGCTATTAAGAAGTTCAGAAGATCGTTGCTGTCTTTTACTATCATGTCTTGTTACTCTGTTGTATCGACTTCTTCAATGACCACCACAGGGGCAGTCACGTTGTACTTCTTCAGCAAAGCCAAAGCAATCGCTTCGGCTGTATCGGGTTTGGCTGTAGCCTTTGCAAGCTCACCAGCGTCAACCACCATGCCACGGGCGACAAGATCAATGTCGCCGTAGCTGGTCACAATTGCTTCGATTGCGTCTGTGACTTTCATCAGTTGTTCGACCAGCCGTACTGGTTGCCCCGTGGATGAATAGTGAACATACATT